AATGTTACTAGTTCATCTAGAAGTTCTACATATCCTGGAACACACATTAAGTTGAACTGGATACTTTCAGCACGAATATCTTCGTTACTTACTACTACTGATGCTAAAGCTTCAACGATAATTTTACGTTGTGCTTCACGTCCAAATAGACCAGAACCATCTAGGCCAACACCAGAAGCAACTGTCCATACGCCATTTTTCATTACTTTAACAACACCTTCAGTTGAACCTAAGTCCACTGCAAGCATACCATTTTGGTATAGTTCTGCACTTGGAACATCACCATTAGTGAAGTCTTCAAATACAAGACCGTTTAAAGTGCTTTGGTCAGTACTATCTAGTTTTAACCATGTACCTGAAACATTACGGTAGAATACATAACCATCAATACCCTGTGAAAGTGGTTGAACCCAAAAATCACGGTCTGCTGCTGGTTCGTCTAATTGAACGTACATGTTAGTACTTGCATCAATCAAATCCCAACTATCAGTTGAAACGTTAGCAACATATAGAACTACGTCCAACGAATCAGAGTTGCTGAAGTTGTACCAGTAAGTGCCTTCTGCTGCTTTAGCAGTTGGAGTACTTGGTGAAACACGAATGTTGTTTACGTTAACCAATGAATAGTTGCTGCTATCAACAGTTAGTTTAGAAAGTTCGGATGAACTGAATAGTTGTTGACCTGAATTAGTAGTAACGAAACTATAACCATTTTTATTACTTACAATTAGGGAACTAGTACCAGTGAAAGTAAATCCAGCATTGATTAGTTCAGCACTTTTGTTAAGGTTAGCAATAATAGTAGAAACATTAATAACTTCGCCAGTTTTAACAGCTACAACAGTTACTGATTTATTCAAGAACTTGAAAGTTAGTGAACCATTCGCAGTTGCTAATGCACCTGTTGATTGACCAGCAGGAACTGCACCCGCACTAATTGCTGCGATTGAACCAGCTTTAGTGTATAGTGAGAAGCTTTTACTGTCTTCGTCAAAAAGAGCACCGAAATATGTATTTCCGAAAGTACCGGATTTTGCTTCAATTTCGTAGAAGCTATTACCTGTCCAAACACTTACTTCAGACCAAACCGCAGTTAGGGAAGCATAACGTTTTAGTACAAAGCGAGTACCAAAATAGTTTGAACCATTTTTAGTATATCCATCACGAATCCAAATGTTACCGGTTAGGATACTAGAACCTGTAGGTACTTTGTTAATAGGTGATAGGTAAGTTTCAACCTGTACAAGACCAACTGCTTCATATTTGTACATAAGCATTTGTCCAGTACTTGGAATGTGGCGAACTAGTAAATCGTCTACGTTTAGACCAGTAGTGTCAACGTCTGCAATGTGTTCTTCGCTAACGATAGTAACAGGCTTAACCTGCCAATCGTAGAAACTTGTTGGGTTGTCAATCTTAGCAACATATGCTTCGATTTGTGATGATTTTGTGTCTAACCACAATGTGCCGTTAGATACCGGACCAGTTGGTGCAGTACCAGTTGGTGCCAATTGTGCTAAGTCAATATCTGCACGAACTACATAAGCACGGTTTGCAATACCCATGTAACTGTATAGTGCATGAAGACCGTATTCGTTTAGTTCGTCACCTTGAACTACTGAACCATTACTCGATTGGAAAATCGGTGATCCATATGTTTCAAGTGCGTTGCGTTGCGATGTAATTAGTTTAAGTGTACCTGCGTTAGCCTTAGTTGTACCAGTTGCAATTGAACTGCTTCCAGTAACTAGCTTATCTTGTGCAGTTGCAATAACAAACAAAGGCACTGTTCCGTTAGCACTTGTAGCACTAATGGTTTCATCGGTAACTGAAACACTAACACCAGGTGATTGTAAATTATCAGCCATTTAATCCTCCAAAAATCTTGGGTTTATTCGAATATTCGTATAATTATATTTATTGGAGGATGAACTGTAAGGTGTTTAAACGAGAATATACTTATATAACGCGTAGAATGTCATATGCCTGATTATATAGGTCATTTAGTGTTCCAGTATTCTCGACGATGTAGTCAGGATGATTGATACCTACCCAACCGTACTCTGAGCTATGAATGCCATCTAAGGAACGAGGAATAATTAAGTCCACATCAGCAGTATTTTTATGTAAATTATACTTGTATGCATCCCAATACCACTCAGGCAACTTACGCTGTACTTCAATAATGATACCATTCTGTTCACGAACTAATTTTACTTCATTAGGAAAACGACAATCAGTAATGATAATCTTATCACTGTCCATATTAAGAATGCGTTTTTCTAAACTGAACAACCAGATATTATCATGAAAATGCTTTCTAAGAACATCTGTACCCAAGTTCTGTAGTACCCAACGTGGAGTTACAGGACGACCCATTTTGTTAGTCCAGAATGCATCTTCTTGTTCACGGATAATACGAGATTCTTCGGTATTTCCTTCAAGCATTTCACGATCCCAACCGAATATAACACTTACTGCATCTTTTAATGATTCAGCAAACGATACTCGTTGGTATCCATTATCAATAAAAACTTTAGAGAATGTATCTTTTCCTGAACCAATGGTTCCGTTAATTGCAACTATTTTACGTTCCATGTATTTTCTTCCTTAAACGAAAAAAGGAAGAACCTTTTTAAGATTCTTCCAATAATTATCAAATATATTAGCCTATGATAAAGCCTAGTGGGTTACTACCATCTTCGTAACGGCGTAAGCGGTCACGTAATTCTTGTTGCATACGGATTGCGTTTGTTAGCAAATCTGCACCATCAAGAGAGAATGAACCTTGCGGCCCAGGTAGGGTTGCGAACTTCGAACGGTTACGGCCTAGAATCATCATCGCTTCAGATAAAGCCCAATCACGTAACCACGGATAAGTACTTTGAGTTTTGAATAGTAATGGTTCTGGTTTATTATGATATACATGTAGAAGTACTTCTTCTTCACCACGAATATCACGCTCTAGTGTTAGCTTTTTAGTCACTGAGTTCCAAAGGAACATAATTTCGCGACCAAACATACGACCAACAGTTTCATCGAATTGGTGATATAAGTCATAAGTTAATAGACCTCCACCAGTACTTCCACGAACTGCACTTAATAGATATGTGTTACTGTATGCTAAAGAAAATGGATCTACGGTAGAACCTGAACCCGAAACAACACCATTACCACGGCGATAAATTCTGCGAACAATTTCAACTTCAGTTGGTAGTTCGTATACAGAATCAGATTCGTAAAACTTCATATGCAAGAATGCTTCTTCTTTTGAAGCACCAGCCCATGCTCGGTAGTTTGCTACTGCATTATCAATACAAACCTCAAGCTGTTCATCGGTGATTTCAACTTCTACGGCACCTGCACCTAACATTACTGTAACAACACGTTTCATTTCTTCACGGTGATCGTACTGTGGAGAATCTGGATTACCAGCATAATTGTATGACATAAAAAAATACCCCTAAACATGTTTATATATCATATTTAGGGGTACAGTATTAAAACTTAGTACAGTTTTGTGTGAAATAATTCAAGCGTTGAGTACTATATGGACCAACTACTAAAATCTTAGTTTCAGTTTCCCCACTAATAAAGTTAGTTGGTGCACCTTCCATATTACATATAAATTCAATCTCATCTATTAAATCAGTTGAATCTGCTACAAACAATTGTTGTTCACATCCTGCATCAACCCAATCCGAGAAATCTTTATTGAATAGTTTATGTTCATTAGCACCAGCATATGATGACCGTGTTGGGTCGAACTGATTCATAATTTCCATACCTGCACGTACTGACATACGAACTAAGTCTACTGGAGATTGACCTTTCAAAACTACAACTACTTGATGTACACTCATTACTTACCTATTATACGATGATTTTGTTGCTTGGAACAAAAATCTGAGATTCGGATTCTTTACTTGCTTCGATAGATTCGATTGCACTTACATATGCACCTGCGATTTCTTCTGAAGGTACAGAAACCGACACGATGTTATATTTGAAGAAAATGGTATTTTCTTCTGCGTCAGTTAGACCTTCTAGATAATCACGGATGATCATTTCACCTTGTTCATCTAGACCGAACTGGCATGGATTACGAACCACGATTGCATCATTCGCATCATCTTGGATAGTACCGATTAGTGGACCAATACCATTGATGAAAATAATTTTTACGTTGCTTGATACTTTAGACATTTTAACTTCCTTGTTAATTTAATTAAGTTCGTATAGATTCTTTGTTGCGTAAGTTACGCGAGAATCAATGATTCTTTCGATAACTTCCCAATTTCCACCTGCTAATCCTGCTCCCATTTTAGGGAAGTGCAGATGTACACTATCAACTAGTTTTAATCCTAAAACTGTTTTAGCGGTGTTATTTAGTTCTGTAAAAACACTGTCAATTGCATCATAGCTGACATATTTTTTACCATCATACCCATAGAACTGTTGGGTTATTGCATTACAGATTACTAGAGAACCGTGAACTGGATGATTAATCATAGTTCCTAACTCTAGTCTGTTGTTGTTTTTAACGTACTCGTCATTATATGCTTCATACGCTTTTGGAAATCGTTCACGTAATTCTTTGGCGAAACCAGTACCCATTCTTCCCTGTGCATTACAACCGTGAATAATGAAATGTAGTTCGTCACCACACATGAACTGAGGGCGGGTATCTAGTAAATCAAATAGATTCCCGTAAAAATAATTAATCATACAGCCTCAGTGAAAAAAGGACTTCCGAAGAAGTCCTTTTAATTATAATCCGAAACGGATTCGCTTTATCTCTTTACGATTTTTTCTTGCAGTATTACTTTGGTGAAGTCTTAATCCTCGTTTATTATCTTTAGACAAGTACCATGTATCTTCCGGTACGTCATAATCACAATATCCGTCTTCCGTAATCGTTCCTAAGAAAGCTGACTTTTTAGGAATATCCACAGATGATTTAACACTTTCAAAAATGCCTTTAGCTAATTTCTCTCTAAAACTAAGCATGATTTTTCTCCCAAATTGTAATACGAAGGAATCTGTTTCCTTCAATATTATTTAGGGTTGTTTAACTGTTCCGAAATAAATTGCAATACTTGTTCGTGTGTACAAACTGAAAGTACTTTATCAAGAATTTCATCATAGAATTCTTTTCTTTCATGGTACTTTCGAATCAATTCAGTACGTTCAAGTACTGAATCTGCTGTAGGTAGGGAAGGTTCATATTCTACACCTAAGCTTTCTGCAAGGTCTTTTACTCTCTGCATACGTGCAGCATGTCGATCATGCATTTCACGTACTTTTCTTTCTCCTAGAGTAAAGTGTGACATATTAACTTTAAAATGCGTTTCTTCATCCAAGATGTACGCGTTAATATCAGACGAATCCTTTCGTTTCATTTTATGCTCCTAACTGACCGAAAATAGTATTTGCATCTTTACCATTATACTGACCATCATAGTTAGCTTTTAGGTAAGGGAACATATTTTTCTTTTCTGCCATAGATGGATTTTCTGCGATTGCAGCTTGCATAATAGCAAGTAGTTCATCATTGGTTAGTTGTTTTGGTAGTAGATTTTCTAGAATGATTTTTTCAGCTTCTAGAGATTCGGATGCACTGTACTTTAGAGACTCTGTAACGCTCTCTAATAGCTTCTTAACGGATTGGATTACTACGGTATCTTCGACGTCTTGTGCGGTGGTCTTACGTTGAATTTCGGCAATGATTACACCAAATAGGCTGTATTTTACCTTGTCATTACCTAATGCTTTCTGGCGTTCCGTTTGAATGGTCTGATAAAGACTCATATTATTCTCCTTTTAGAAAAGCTTCAAACTTATCACATCCTCCAATGTATTGTTCATCGACAAAGATTTGCGGTACTTGTCGCACAGGCTGTCCAACGATTTCAGCTAGATCAGCACCAGTGATTCCTTGTGCGTCAATATCAATAAATTCCAAATCGAATCCATTCATTTCACAGATGAGTTTAGCACGGTCACAAAATTTACATCCTTGTGCACGACCATACATTTTTACATTCATAATATAATCCTTTTATTATGTTATTTTATTTCCATATACTGCGTAACAGCTTTAATGATACTATTACACATACGTTCAGTTAAGTACAATTCACAATCTTCTACGTCAATATACATAAACTTATCCAGTTCAGGCTTTTCTTGACCGTAACGATTGGTATAAGTACTTAAACATTCTAAATCTTCAATCTCAGGCTTTTCAGGTGCAGTATAGAAGAAAAGAACCAGGCGTTTTCCTTTCCTATAAGAGACTTCGCCAATTAAATGCAAATCTTCTTCAGAAATGGAAAAGCCCGTTTCTTCATAACACTCTCTAACTGCTGCCTCTGCATACGTCTCTCCTTCTTCAGTTTTACCTTTAGGGAGATCCCAATGAGATTGACCAGTTGTATGTCCTATAAGTATCTGACCGTCGCGGTAAAAAATTATTCCACATGTATGACGCATATGAATTTCCTACTAAATTATCAGATACCTATAATATACCACATTTTTTCTAACCGTTTCAGATTTATGCAAACATCTTTTTGATTTCAGTTAGTTGAATGCCCTTAACATACGTGCGAATATTAGCAGCTTCAAGTTTACCAGTTTTAACCATCTCCTGAATATCACCAACTGGTGCATCAGTGAATCGATCAAATACTTTTACCATAAGGTCTTCGAGTTCATTATCCATTTCACGACGAATAATAAAGTACTGAGTTACCTTATAAAGAAAATCTTCACCACCATTGTTTTTGATGTTCATTAGACTGAAGATTTCTACCATTTCTTCAGGCTTCTTCTTCCTGAACTTAATTAAATTCTCAGAATGAAGCTTGACAAAGTTACTGAACTTAACCATACGTGCAGGTAGTTTAATTGCACCTACAATATAATCTTTGTCTGCCTGCATATTCGAAAGAATTACCGACCAGATATACTCGTCACGATATTCCTGAGTACTTGTCTCAGCAATTACATCAATTAGATCTAGCTCTTTCTGTGTTGCAGAGAAACCAGGTAGTAGTACAGTTAATGCACCAATACTTTTCAAGTACTTCAAAAAGATACTTGGTTTAGCTTCAGAAAATGCCTTTTCAAATTCGACATAAACACGTTCTTTAGTAAGATGGTTAATTTCACCGGAAGAAACCATAGTACGTACCATATCATCGGTATCTTTGTGTACTTTGAAATCTGGATAACGAGCCGCGAAACGTGCCAGACGCAATACACGAAGTGGATCTTCTTTGAATGCTTCGGAGACATGCTTAAGTACTTTATTCTTTAAGTCATCTTTGCCGTTATATGGGTCAACGTGAGTCTTTGTCACAATATCCCATGCAATGGCATTGATAGTTAGGTCGCGACGATACAAATCCTGCTCTAATGTAACACCCTGAGTTTCAACGGTGAAACCATCATATCCAGTACCTGTTTTACGTTCGATGCGAGCAAGTGCATACTCATCACCATCAGGTGAAAGAAACACTGGAAAATCTGCACCTACTTGTTTGTAACCGATACTTTCAAGATAAGTAATATCTTTTGGTTTAGCACCAACGAGTACATAGTCTTTATCTTTAGGCTGTAGACCTAGTAGTTTGTCACGTACAAAACCACCTACAATATATTTTTTCATTTCATTTCCTGTTATTCAAAAAAGCCGCCACCGCGACGATATTTTTCGTATGTTGGTACTTTTCGGCAGTCACCGACAAACCGTGATGGAGGGGGTTCTGGTGGCGTAGGTGGTGGCGGTACTGGTTCAAGATTAAGTACTTCGTCATTGAGTATTTCACCCCAAAAACCCGTTAATGTTTCACGCTTTGGGGGATTACTCTTTCCAAGATCTCCTTTAGGAGATTTACCACCAAGTACATGTGCAGTCCCTGATAAGTGATCATATACAATCGTTCGTGTATAATCATCACCACCATAATATTCATCAAACATATCAATGTCCATTGCCATTGTTTAAACACTCCGTAACAATGATGTTTCCCCAAAAACTTGTTGCCAAAGCTGATAGCTTTTCACGCTGAATTCGTTCGTTCTTTAACTGATCGAGAGTTTTTCTTTTTCTTTCGGCGTCGGTATTGTTATCAATCCAAATAGAGGAACTATTATAATAATCATTATTGTGGTTTTTGAATCGTGTCATGTCATATCCATGAACACGCAGTTCATCCTTTATAACCTCATAAACATGATTATGAGATTCCATATGATGAGTTTCGATGAATTTCTTCATAGACATTGCATTAGGCATAGCAACATTTAAGTCACCATGCTCAATAAGATACATATCCCCAGGACTTCCATAGAAACTAACTTTTAAATCATAAATTCTGAAAGTTGAACTCATAAATTAATTCCAATTAAAATAAAAAAAGGACAGAGCATTTCTGCCTGTCCTTATAATGTATCAGTTTTTTACAGTACTGTCAAGCACTTTTTAAATACTACTTAACAATAAATCAACTCGGTTGCCACCTACTTGATTGTACCAGAGAGAATTTTTAATCTCCCTCTTGAAACGGTGTGAGTTACTATTTTCCACGCTTTTCCAGAGTTTATTAAACTTGGATAGTTTATCGCAGCCCATTGTATACGCCATTTCAAACAAAACACGTTGCTGATCTAATGTCAGGTCAACGGCCTTCTTACGCTGTAAAAGTAGTACAAAGTCATTCTTTGTACGTTGCATATCTTGCAGAAGCATACTATGTGCTAATGCTTTACTGATGCCATTACGGTACTTTGCTGCGTCTTTCTCGCCCTTCCCTAAGTAATGACCATAACCGATTGTAAAATGACCGGTACTGTCACGATATGGGTAGAACTTTCCATTTTTGAAAGATGGACCAACTTTACCGCCAAGCAACTTCCGTTTAATTACTGCTTGGGATTCGCTTGTACCCTCTGCTTTTTTGAGATGGTCAATCATGGTCTTATCCGTAATATCAATCACTTGACTGAGATCCGGTAAAACAACTGACTTCAAATCATCATCACTAGGGATGTCAAACATTGTACCTGGATGCATCACTACATCTTTATTAACCACTTGTAAAACTTTGACGTATTCTTTTACCTCAACGTTTACTGGTTTAATTTTAGTTGCCACAGTCCATAGACTATCACCACTAAGTACTTTGTATTGCTTTCTGCTTTCAGTTAGTTCAGCATCACTCTGAACGACTGGCGGTTGCGTTTGAATTTTTACTACTGGTTCTGTTTGTACCACTGCCTCTACTGAGACTAATGATGTAGTACGATCATGTGAGATAAAACCTAATCCAAATGCAGCGGCAAGCAACGTAAAACCTACTAAGACATGTTTCAACTTAGCACGAGTTTTGAGTTCTTGTATCGCTTTATACAAAATTTCTCCTTATTACACATTTTGGTGCTTCTTCTGCGTAACTCGGACGTATTGTAATAATGCGGCCTTATTTGCACAAAGTCGCTCTTGGACTTTCTACGATAGTACTAGAAA